GAGTGAATCTGAGCTGGAAGCAAAAAAAAAATTTAGAACAGAATTAGACAGAGCTAAGCAGTACGGCATCCAAGAAGCAATGATCTCTGGCGAGGAGGGCGGTCTTGGTTCCGCTCCTACTGCTACCATTGCAGACAAGATGATTCAGGAGCCGATACAGCAGCCTGCGTCTATAGATAGCTCTCCTGCTCCAGACATTCTCACTGAAAGGCAGGATACCGATGTGTCGCTGGATCAGTCTGGAATAGAGGGGCTGATTACTGAGCCTCAGCCGGATCAGCAGCAGCAGCTAGATCAAACAGATGTTCCTATACTCCAGAGTCGCATCAGGCCAATTGATAAGCCTGATATTAGCGATGATGGCATGTATGCAAAAATGGTTCAGCGTGGCGATGAAGATACACGCATACCTCCTCCATATGTTCCTAACGAAAGCCTTAGTGACAGGGCCAAAAGGCTTATGAGGGAAGATCTGGAGAACGCTGGTCCCATTGCGCCTACTTTAAGAAAAGAAGAGATTAACGGTGCTGGTATGGCCATGTTTGCAGAGTCAGATAGTGAAATCTGGCAAGCTGCAATGGAAAACCTAAATCCTATTGTTGGTCTGCAAAGGCTAATCAATGATCAGCTTAATCAGCTGGACGATGATCCTGATTATGATTTTGCGTCTGACCCAAGGATCAAAGATAACCCAAATCTTTGGTGGAGGTTCTACGATTCTGGCAGCTATGAAGAGACCACAAAGCGTCTGAATAATCTTCAGAAAGAAGTGTACAACCAGCAGGTTCTTGAATCGTCATACTCAGGTGTTCAGCAGCTTGGAGCCTCGGCACTTACCCCAACTACTATTTTGCCTGTTGCGCCGCTTAGGTACATGAAGGCTGGTAGTGCTGGGAAAAGGTTTGCTGGTGGTGCTGCGTTTACCGGAGGTGGTGTTGCGCTTGAACAGTTGGCTCTTGGTGCATCGAGTGAGACAAGGCAGCTTAGCGAAGCCGCACTTTCTGTTGGCGCAGCATCTCTGTTTTCGGGAACCGTAAATACATTCTTTGGTCCCAAGCTTGGAGCAGGCGTTACCGCTAGAAACCTGAAGCGGGAAAGAAAGTTTAATGAGACTCATGGGTACTATGAAGGAAAGGGAAACATCAATGCGATGCTCAATCCTGATAGCCCGATGGCACAGGCTCCCAGCTTTAGAGAGGCTACTCTAAGACAGGAAGCTATTAGAGAGACAGGTATAGGTGCAGAGAAGCTTCCTATGAACCCTGTCCTTCGTATGCTTCAAAGCAATAACCCTCTTGTCCGTGGTCTGGCAGCGGGAATGGTTGATATGGGGGGTATCATCCAAAAGAAGGTGGATGATGAGATCGCTATGGATGTGAGTGTTGAAACAACATTTAGATCCACATATCTTGGCCCGCTTCTTGAAGCAATACGCAAATCTGATGCCGAATACCTGGCTTACAGGGGCAAGGTTGCAAAAGAAGGAGATATCGCAAGATCTCTTCAGATTATGAGCCTAAAGGTAAGGGATCGTTTTAACAGGCAGTTAGATTCTATTACTGAATATGAGTTCCGGGTTAGGGTCACCAAAGCTATGCGTAATGGTGACAAGGATGTTATTGATGATGCAGCAACTGTTCATGTAAACAAGGCTGCTCGTGACAACAGAAACCTTTTTGATCTGATCAAAACAAATGCAGAAGAAGTGCGTATGTTTGAAGACCAGATCCTAAGATCTCTGGCAGCCGCAAGAAGTGCGCCAAATCCAAATGTATCTAGGATTGCTGATCTAGAGCGCAGGTTAGAGCGTACAAGAGCAGAGGGACTGTTCCTTAACTCTGCTCTTAGTTACGTTCCACGCATTTACCGTATCGATAAGATTGACGCAAACCCTGATAAATTCAAAGGAATTATCAGAGAGTACGCTGTTCAAAACATGGGTCTCAGGGGGCAGCAGGCGGAAGACTATGTAGACAACGTCTTTGATACCGTGACACGGCGAAAGCCCTTCATCGCCATTGAAGAGATTGGGGATGACATAGAGGACGCATTTGCCCCGGGATCTGCACGTTTTCGTGAGCTTGATATTCCTGATGAGCTTATTCAGGATTTTCTGGAAAACGACATTGAGACACTGATGCGTCATCATGTTCGGACTATGGGAATGGATATCGAGCTTACCAGACGATTTGGTAGCTTTGACATGAAGCAAGTCCTGAAGGAAGTTCAGGATGACTACATGAAGCGGATATCCAAGATCAAAGATCCAGCGAAGAAAGCCAAGCTTGAAAAAGAGATGATGGCTGACCTTCGGGATATTCGAGGATTGCGTGACAGGCTAAGAGGAACCTATGGGGCATCAAAAGATCCTCATGCCGTATCTAGCCGATTTGTTCGTGCAATGAAGTCCTTTAATGTTCTTGTGGGTATGGGTGGCGCAACAGTATCAAGCATACCTGACGTTATTCGTGTCGCCATGGTTGAGGGCCTTACCAATGCTTACGGCGTTGGCCTTAAGGCTGCATTCTCTAGGCAGGGCGTAATACTGAGAACCCTTAAAGAGCGTGAACTTCGTCAAGCTGGCGTGGCTGTTGATGCTGTTCTTGGCCTTCGTGCTGCTGCGTTCAGTGATGCAGGAGACATGTTTGGCAATAGGATGACGTTTGAAAGGATGATGAATCAGTCAACAAGCGTCATGTTCCTTTTGAACGGCCTAAACATGTGGACGCAGTTCATGAAGGAGTGGGGCGGCACTGTCACCTCCTTGAGAATGACTCAATCCATAATGACTCCTTGGAGTAGGCTGAATAAGTCAGACAAGGAAAAGCTTCTAAAAAACGGCATCGATGAAACCATGCACAGAAGGATGGCAGATCTAATCCGTGAACATGGTGAGCAGATTGATGGTGAATGGCTTCCAAACACATCTTTGTGGGGCAATGCTGAAACAGAGCGAATGGCATTCCGCACTGCTCTCAACCAAAACGTTGACCGGATGATTGTAACTCCGGGTGCTGGTGACCGTGCTTTGTGGACATCTACAGAGTTTGGATCTCTTCTGACCCAGTTTAAGGGATATGGTCAGGCTGCAAATATGCGAATCCTGATCTCTGGGCTTCAAGAGAGGGATGCAGCTTTTTATCAGGGCGCATTCTTGATGGTTGGTGCTGCTCATTTGGTCAATGAAATCAAAAGAAAACAATACGGCATTGATAAGGAAGAGTCTTTCGAGGAGAAGCTAATCAATGCTGTTGAGCGTTCAGGTGTTCTTGGATCGTTCATGGACATCAACAATGCCATAGAAAAGGTTAGCAACTACGGCGTTGGGCTGAGAGCAGCTGTTCTTGAGGATCAGAAGCAGTACGCTCCCTTTGGCGCAAAGGCTGGAGCTTTGTTTGGTCCGGGTGCAAGTAATATTGTAAATCTTGGTAACATTACTAAGGATCTGTATTACGGAGAGGCAGACCAAGGGACTTTGGATTCAACTAGGTTCTTGGTGCCTTTTGGCAACCATCCTGTTGCAGATCCGATTTTTGACAGAATCTTCAACCAAGCAAAGTGAATTAACACCGCAATCCCAGAAAGGTATAAGTAAGCATGGCTACTATTTCGATTGCAGATAATGATGCTCGTGTACAGTACACCCAGGCGGTGACTGCAAACACGACTCAGCTTACTATCGACTTCCCTTTCTTTGATAATGACGACATCAATGTCATCGTTACAAGTGCTGCTGGCGTAGATACCACGCTTACAAGGGGAACTGGGACAGGTACATTTGCGGTTGTTGGCACCAGCGTCGATGATGGATTCTCTGGTGGTTACGTCACTCTTGGTGACGATTACACTGACTCAGCAACTAAGTACACGATCTTCCGTGACATCGATGTAGAGAGAACCACAGACTTTCCAACATCAGGTCCATTCAACGTCTCGTCTCTAAATACAGAGCTGGATAAGCTGTTTGCTATTGAGCAGGAGCTTGAGACCAAGATTGGCCGTACAATGAAGCTGGCAGACTCAGACACTGCCGCTACCCTGTCACTGCCAAACCTTGATACTCGCAAGGGTACGGTTCTGGCTTTTAATACCACAACAGGTCTGCCGGAAGCTGGTCCTGAGATTGGTGATGTTTCTACAATCTCTGCAATCACAGCAGACATCTCTACCCTGGCTGACATCGAAGACGGCACAGATGCCACTGACGCAATCCAGACTGTTGCGGGTATCTCTGCAAACGTAACGACAGTTTCCGGGATTAGCAGCAATGTTTCCACTGTTGCTGGAATCTCATCTGATGTAACAGCTGTCGCCGCAGATGCTACAGATATTGGGGCTGTTGCTGCGAAAGCTACAGAGATTGGCAGATTGGGAACTGCTGATGCTGTCTCTGACCTAAATACCCTTGGCACTGCTGATGTAGTGTCAGACATGAATACTCTTGGCACGGCAGCCAACGTCACAAACATGGACACTCTTGCCGGCATTAGCTCAAACATCACAACTGTTGCAGGCATTTCGTCTGATGTGACTGCGGTAGCTGGCGATGAAGCGGACATTGGGACTGTTGCAACTAACATTGCTAACGTAAACACAGTAGCAGGCATTGACAGCAACGTGACCACAGTCGCTGGCATCTCTGCCAATGTAACCACGGTTGCTGGCGATAGTTCTGATATTCAGGCACTTGCTGCAAAAACAACAGAGCTTGGCTTGCTTGGCACAGCAGATGCCATTGCTGATATGAACACTCTGGCAACATCTGCGATTGTCACTGACATGGATGCTCTTGCCGACTTGTCAGCAGAGATTGATGCGCTTGGTGATGTAACAGCAGACGTAACTACCGTTGCTGGGATTCAAGCCAATGTAACTACTGTTGCAGGTATTTCAGCGAACACCACTACAGTAGCAGGCATCTCTGGCAACGTGACAACTGTAGCCGGTATTAGCAGCAATGTGACTACGGTTGCCGGGATTGCAAGTGACATTTCGTCTGTTGCGGCCGACGCTACAGATATTGGCACCGTTGCCGCTGCTGACGCTAATATTGGAACAATTGCTACCAACATTGCAAACGTCAATACTGTTGCTGGGATTTCTTCGAATGTAACGACAGTAGCTGGTGATAGCGCAGACATCCAAACTGTAGCTGGTGACAGTGCAGACATTGCAACAGTGGCTGGCATTTCTAGCGATGTGTCTACTGTCGCAACCAACAACGCTAATGTGACCACTGTTGCATCCAACATCAGTGGAGTGAACAGCTTTGCAGAGCGTTATCGTGTTGGGTCTTCTGATCCAACCAGGTGACCTCGACACCAACGGCAACGACATTACCTTCGGTGACAACGACAAGGCCATCTTCGGTGCTGGGTCTGACCTTGAGATTTATCATAACTCTGCAAACAACCGCAGTTACATCTCAGAAAGCGGTTCAGGGGCTTTTGTAATTCAGGGTGAAAACCTGATTTTGGAAGAAACCGGCGGTAACAATTATATTCAAGCAACCGCTGGCGGTGCTGTTCAAGTTTATCACAACGGTTCTGAAAAACTCGCCACTACCAGCAGCGGCGTGGATGTCACTGGCACTGTGCAAGGCGATAGCTTTACACTCGACAACGGATCGAGTGATTGGACATTCACAGTCTCTTCGAATAACCTTATCTTTAGCTATGCCGGAACGGCAAAGATGAAACTGGACAGCTCCGGCAATCTCACTGTTACTGGCGATGTTATCTCTGAGGGAACCATCTAATGGCTTTTAAAGTAGGCACAACAACAGTTGTTGATGACAACGGCAAGGTTGCGGCGTCACAACTTGATATCACCAATGCAACTGCTGAATCTTCCATTGTCGGTGCTGATGAGGTGCTGGTTTACGATGCTTCTGCTGGCGAAATTCGTAAGGCAACAATTACCAATTCAGCTCTTGTAGGCCCAACTGGCCCAACTGGCCCCACTGGCAGTGACGGAGCTGATGGCCCTGCGGGTGCGGCAGGCCCTACAGGCCCTACAGGACCAACAGGGCCGACAGGCCCACAAGGCCCACAAGGCAACACCGGACCGACTGGTCCGACTGGTCCGGGTGGCCCTGTGCCAAACGGGATCAATAATGTCGGAGCGATGGTATTCGCGAAATTTTATCCGGGCGGAAGTAATTTCAATGCCGGTTCAACATTCAATCCTACAAATTATGCAGGCAGGCAACTCAATGCTTCGGGCATGACTGACAATGGAAGTGCAGGCAGCCCTCAGCCACAGTTCACTGGTGGAACGTGGCGCAATATGGGAAGAAATCTAACTGTGTATGATGGAAGAAATCAGGTCTTTTACAGGGTAAGCTAATGATTGTAAATCAAGCCATTACATATAGTGGTGTACGCAATCCTGTGTGGGGGAATGCGTCTGGAACTATAATTAACTGTGAAGTCAATTGGGACCACGTCGGAGAAGAAACTTGGTCTCCGTGTTCTGTGGTAGCGTCAGGAGACTTTGCTTACATACATGAGATTTACAATAAAATTGTAAATGGAGATTACGGGTCTATAGGAGCTTACGTTAGGCCTGCTGATATTCCGGCAACGCACACTGGCGGGATTGAGCCTGCCAAAAATTACTTCATTAGAGAAGCTCGTGATGAGAAGCTTGCTGAATGTGACCACATGATGCTTGCTGACAACTGGAATGCAATGACATCTGCAAAGCAGGCTGAATGGACTGCATACAGGCAGGCTCTTAGGGATCTTCCAAGCCGTTCTGAGCTTGACTCGCTTGTGGGTGTTTTTAACGACACTACCGAGAGAACTACCGAGAGATTTGAGCCAAGCGTAACAATACCTTGGCCGACTAAACCATCTTGATGTTATGCGTATCATAACTCCTATTAAGTACTTTGCTGACAATTGTGATGATTGGTTAGCAAAAGACCCACCGAGTTGGTTTTCTGAAGCCAAAAAACGTTACGAAGCAGTCCCCTCTATTGAAATGAAGCTTGGCACTGTTAAGTCCTGCCCTAGCTTCGTTAGGATATTTCGTAACTCCCTTGTCCTCAAAGCTCCTTGCGACTTTATGTTTGCCATGAGTCCTGACGAGCAATATGTAATGACTGAATTTGCTGGCAATAGCAATTTCATGGGCGTAGACCACCACAGTTTAGAGCATCAAATTGATCAGAACTGGGGGTCCAAGCATGTAAACTTCAAGTTCTCATTCCAGTTTAAGATAATTTGCGAGTCACAGAGCCAGTGTATGCTCTTGCCTCCCGAATATCACTTTGACGAAGAGCCCCCTATAGTCAAAACAATGATAGGGGTTTTGGACTTGCTGCCCAACAAGGGCATTGAATTTAATCTTAATATGGTTGCGAACAAGCAAGATCTCTTTGAAGCCAAAGAGGTTATCGTAAAGAAGGGAACCCCATTAGCTTATCTTTACTTTCCCTTTGGGGAGAGTATTAGCATCGAATATGTGGATCGTTCAGAGTATGAAAACCTTTCTTTCATCAGAACAAGCTTTGGCGCAGATTACTTGAAACAAGTTATGACTCCAATGCGGAAGTCACCACAAACACAAGACGCTCTGATATTAGGTGGATGAACGAATGCCAGGCTGTAGGTGATTTGCTTTGGGACTTTACTCAACGTGCAAATGAAGTCCTGAAGGTTGATATCGAGCCTATGACCGACATCCAATACACAGAATATAATGGTTCAGAAGGCGGTTACTATCACAATCATCACGATATTGATTGGCAGAAAAGCGATGGTCGAGATCGAAAGCTAAGCATTACTGTACAGCTGTCTTGTCCAAGTGAGTACACGGGTGGAGACTTCTCATTTACTGAAGTTGAAACTCCACCAATAGACGCTCTAAAGAAAAGAGGCAGCGTGTTAGTTTTCCCGTCTTACCTTGTTCATGCTGTAGGGCCTGTAACAAGCGGAAAAAGGAAAAGCTTGGTGTCTTGGTTTGAAGGGCCGTGCTGGAGGTAGAGATGGAGGAGCATCAAGAGATTCTGGTAGTAGACAGCCTGCTGACGAATGATGAGTGCAAAGAGGCGGTCTCTAGAATTGACTCTCTAATAGATCACGGGTATGCCCACGAGCTAAATCGTAACCTTCAGCGTAAGGACGATTGCATTCACATCACGCTTGCAAACCTTGAGGGACTCAAAATTGCAGAAGATCTAATAACAAGATTTAGAGATGCAGTTTTGCCTGAGTACATTTCTCGCTTCCCCATACTAGGATATAAAAGTTTGGGGATCTTGGAGACTAAGGCGCAAAGAACTCCGGCAGGTGGCGGCTTTCATGATTGGCACTACGAAGCATCTGATGGGATGACATCAAACAGGATGCTGGTTTACACAGTATACCTTAACGATGATTTTGAGGCTGGAGAGACAGAGTTCCTCTATCAGAACATGAGGATAAACCCTGTAGCAGGTCGATGCGTTGTCTTCCCATCTGGATTCATGCACACTCACAGGGGCAACCCACCAATTAAGGGTACAAAATACATTATTACAGGATGGGTTCTGGACCTAGATCCATATGCTCGGCTCAGAGTGTGAACAAATGGCAGCTTCTCCTTGTTACATCATATTGGATAACTTCTTCCCTCACTTGCCACACATGCTGGATAACCTAAAGCAGAGAGAGCATTGGGTATCCAGTGAGCATCCTGTGCAGCCTCAAGCTGGAACTTGGCCGGGCAAGCGCAGTCTGAATTATATGGAGACTGATCCAGTTCTATCTAGCTTGTTCACAGTATGTGTTGGTGAGCATATGCCTGAATACAGTCAGGGCGCTCTTTGCACTCACTGGCGTTTTGGCGACAATAAAGACTGGGTGCATGTGGATAACATGACATGCACTGGAATTGTGTATTTGTCAGAAACAAACATGAATAGCGGGACTCAGTTCTTTGATAGAAATCCTGATGAGGGTGGTCAGGTCATACTAGATGTTCCGTTTGTCCAGAACCGTTGCGTTCTCTTTTATGGCAACCCCTACCATTGCTCAAAGAGCAATTATGGTGAGTCTGAAGATAACGCACGGTTCACTATGAATTTTTTTGCAACTTAGGTAATATGTGGAGGCAAAATTGAGCAAGCCAACCGTTACATCTGTACAGTCCCAGATCGACACTCATGAGGCTGTATGCGCTGAACGCTGGAAAGAAACTATCCTGCGTATCAAGCGCATCGAACACATTATGATTGGCACTGCTGGCACCACAATTCTGTTACTGATTGGCATTATACTAAATGGATGATTCATGTATTTCTGCTCTTTGTGTATGTAGGCATCGGTGAGGATAAGCGTCTCGTTAGCAACGATATGTATTTCCGCAG